GAACCAAAAAAGACGATTCTTGTATTCTCACATATTCATAATTCATTTGATAAAAGGATTCTTATTGAGAGTCCTGACTTTCCAAACAAGTTTATGTGTTATTCTGATAAAAAAGTAGAAGATTTTATAAAAGAACCAGAGTTAAAAAAGTTTTATATGGAGGATATCAATGAGTTTTTGGAAAAATATGAACCTGGAAGGCCAGAACATAAACCTGATGTGTTGGGTCAAATTGAAGAAATTAAAAAGTCAAGAGAAGAAATGAAAAAGAAATTTGCAGAGGAACAAGAAAGAATGAAACAGCAAATGGTACAGCAAGGGTTTTCACCGAATATCCAACCTTTGACACCTAATTCATTGATGTTACAAATGAAAAATGAAAAAGGTGAAATACAAAATATCGACTTACATGCGTTGATTGCAAATTATGAGAAACGGATACAAGAAATGAATGAAATTATTCAAAAGTTGGTAATGGAGAACAACCAATTAAAACAAGGGTTGAACAGAAAGTAGAAAGAGTTAATTATTCTTACATAAAAGATATAAAGAAATGGTGTATAATAATACATAACTATATACTTTATATTAGTACTTTCAATAAAGAAGAATGCCAGAAGTAGATACATATGAATACTACCAGTTTCATCAAGCCGAACAGGAAATCGCACAACAAAAGAAAAGTATGTCTAAGTTAGATGTATTTGAGGCACAACAAAAAGGGTTTCACAAGGCAACACGACAAATTGTAAACCCTTATGATAAAGAAGAAAAAAGAACTGTCACTATCAAGTTTTATTCTACTGGACCAATTGGTTCAAATATTAGAGATGCAGTTACTGGTGTTTTTTATTCTAGTATTGTTGGTAGTAAAGAGGAACATTTGTATTTCAAGGTAGGAGACCAAACTTGTTCGAATGGTAATTATGGATTTACTTTATTTTATTCTTCTCCGGATGAGTATGAAGCGCATCAATATGTGAAACTGAGTGATGAAGATAAGAAACGTTGGACTGAAAAGCGCAACTACTATTTAGAAATTATCAAGCAAGAAAGAAGTAAAAGAAGAGCATAAAACGAAGAGAATAAAAAAAGAAAAAGGATAAAATGTCAAAAGATTATTTAAAATATATAATAGGATATCATATGTAATATTATATATTTCATAAACTATATGGTTTATTCATTCACAAGGAACAAAGTAACAAGATAGTGGTATTGAGCAAATTCGTCTTTTTTCTTTGTGTTTACCATCATTCATTACAATATATTCAATTACTAGTCTTACATTTCCTAACTCTTTCCATATATTACGTTCTATATCTATATCATACACAACGGTCAATAATTCATACATACTATCATAGTATGGTAATTCAAACATCTCACTTTTTTGAAAAACACTTTTATCAACTATAAAATTGGTACCATCACTACAAACAATAACTTCTTCTTTATTCTTAAAATGTTCATAAAGTCTCCATGTTTCCCATATGCGCAAATCTTCGTCAACTTGGAATTTGTCCCCTTTCATGTTAAATAAATGCTTAGTACAAAAACGGATAACTTTTTTTTTAGTTACATTATTATCCTTTAGTTTTTTTATTAATTCTAATGATTGTTTATTTGATTTATTTGTCATATAGATTTTATATTTAAATCGGTCATCTGTGATTGTAGGACTTGGCTCCCTCATAAACATACTTATTTTATTTGTACTCATTGTATTTGTATTCATTGTATTTGTACTCATTGTATTTGTACTCATTGTATTTGTATTCATTGTATTTGTACTCATTGTATTTGTACTCATTTTATTTTTACTCATTTTATTCATATATATACTTTTTATAGTTATATTTTTCAGTATTGCAAATTATATTATTCAATTTTTTAATGAAATTATTTAATAAACTAATTATACATTAAATCATATAAATATATCGTAGTTACTATTAAAATATAGTAAAAATATCGATGGATGATAATTGTTTTGAGAAAATAGAAGGGTTCAAGGCACAAATAAACACGGTGATTGATGAAGTCGTCGCAACATACTTTAAAGACACATACATGCAGTCACGTCTACAAACACATATAAAAAACTTGCCTAGTTTATTGAAAACGGATTATGAAATTTATCAAAAAAAACAGACAAGACAAACCCAGTTATTGAATGACAAACGAACATTCATACAACTGTTTTTAAGTAAACATTTATTTTACTATTTGCCAAGTAGTGACTTCTTTTATGAATATGATGGGACAAAGTATAACACTGTAAGTAGTGATGTAGTTACACATACTATTTTATCAAGCATCACAAGTACATGTTTAGGACAGTCACAAGAAACTCCTCAAATATCCCTGTCACTTATGGATTGGAAACAGAGTACAAAACAAAGCATAATAAAACAAATAAAGGAACGTAGTCTTTTTACTTCGATACCAGAAAGTATTACTATACAGACAGTAATAAGCAGTATTTATCCAACGGTGTTTGAAACGAAGAACCAAGCCAAGTATTTTTTGACTATTATTGGGGATAATCTCTTAATGAAGTCTACAGAGTTGGTTTATCAGGTAAATAAGAAAATTAAAATGAATATAAGTGAACTTGAAGAAGCAACAAATCAGTTATTAGGATTGAAAAATATTGGTAGTAATTTTGTTACAAAATATCACGAAAACTCGCATCCTTATGAGAATTGTCGTCTTATGAAAATGAATAAAGATGTATCCCAAACTATTTGGATAGACATTTTAAAAAATATAGGTCTTGATTTGTTATGTGTAGCCGCCCATTATTCTGTTCGGTATGAAAATGCAGATAATTTTCTAGATATGAAAGGCGACGAAGATATGAAAAGGTATGCATATCTATTGAGAAACACGACAAAGGAGAGACTAGTTGAAAAGTTTATGGAGGAATATATTGAAGAAATACCAACTATGAGTATGGAATGGAAAAGTATTCATTTTCTATTAAAGTCTTTTCTATCTACACACGCTATACCAAATGTAATATATACGCAGAATGTGAAGAATAAACTGAAAGAAAAGTATACATATGATGAAGAAAAGGATACATTTAGCGGAATCACTAGTAGACACCTTCCTTTGGCAAAATGTTTTTTGAACTTTTGGGATACGAATATTTCTGTTGTAGAAAATGGAACGTCTTTATTCAAAAGTGATATTGAACTAGACGAGATGGTAACACTTTTCAAGTATTGGTTGAAAGAAAAGGATACAACTATAAACTCAAACCCGACTGTTTCACAAAAACATTCATATAAAGGAAGTGTATCTGAAAGAGATATACAAAGAATTATTCACCATTACAAACCACATATTCAAATAGTCGGTAATAAGTATGTTACCAATGTAACATGTAGTTTATGGAATAAAGTAGAGGATATAAAGGCTTCTTTTGAATCTATAAAAAAGGAACTGGAAACAAATTATACGAATGATATGGTTTCAGTGGAAGAGTTGTATGATTTTTATTTCAAGTTTAAGAAAGAGATGAAGTCTGTCTTGATAGTAAGTAAACACTTTTTTCATTCTTATATGACTTCAGTCGCTATTCCTAGTGATATTATTATATATGACAAGTTTATTATGGTAGAGGATTTTATGAAGTTTTAATTTTTAATGTAATGAAAGGTTATACTTTGTATTAGTTATTCATACTATTCATATCTATGTTGTTCATATTATCTAGTCCGAAATCAAACGCACCTTTTGCAGCATTTTTAACCAAGTCTTGTTTTGCTTGGTTTGCCATTTTCTTTTGAAGCCAAAAGTTTGATATTAAGTTAAGTATCGGTGAAGATTTATATATGCTTACGAAACTGTCACTTGCCAGTTCAATATTCTTTGAATTACTTGAAGTAGTTAGTACATAGTTTTTTTGAACTTCCACATAGTGTTTTTTATCAATTTTAATTAAACTAGTGCCGCTATTTTGTTTATTTATGTCAGCATCTATTTTTATATTTTTCAACTTGTAATATAAACCTTTTGATGAGAAAAAGTTGCTAAAAGAAAGTGAGTATTCGGCACGCATTATTGCATACCACTCACCGCAGATTAATAAAAAGCAACTAACAAATCTACCTTCAATCATTATTTTACATGTTTCTTCTCCATTTCCTAAGTCCGCTTTGAACTCTGGTATTTGCTGACTGTCTATGCTTTTTATGATAACATTATTTGGTGTCAAATAAAGAATATGATTATATTTACCGTTTAGATTGATACATGTTACCCAAGTTTGGTTTACTCTATTTTTAAGTTGGGTATCAAAAAGGTCGCATTTTTTATTTATATCTGGACATAGTTCTGTTTTTGAAACTGAAACATTTTTTTTAGAGGAGTCCTTTTTTGTCTTACTAAAAGGCCAAAGACCGCCTTTTTTATTATGTATTCTTTTTTTGATGTTTTTGTTGTGTGTATTTTTAGTTTGTTTATTTTTCCTTTTTCTTACTGTTTTATTTTTATATCTACGAGAGTTAACTGTCATATATACTATATATATCGTTATATAAAGTATATATTATATTCTAAAAGTTTTATAGCCTTTTTATAAGCATATTTTTCCAATACTCCATACGCTGGATAGCTTTCATATGTAGTTTTCTAGATTCAAAATTAGAATAAGGAGTAATGAATAGTTTGTCTCTATTATGCATCAACACTCTTTTTTTGAATATATCTTCCGCATTTAAAAACGAGTCTTTTAAGTTGGCTTTATTCACACACATATGATATATCATCGAACGGTCAAAATCGTACGCAGTTAATAAATCTGCTTCACGAACAATATGATATGCTTTCTGATACTCACCTAGGTCAGGAAATCCATTTTTCTTGACTGTTGAGTAGGACATTGTTGATATGATTTTTTTTACTGTTTCTATCTCAAATTTCTCTAAACTCACATCTTTTTCGTTTAAGAATGACTCTACTTCCTTTATTCCTTCCGTTTCATTCATATATTTTTTGTCACACATATCGTGAACTACAGCAGATACATAAATTAAACGTTCGTATTTTTTCATATCTGGGTATGTTTCAACTTCTGAGTTGAATATTTGGTTAGAATAATAAAGAGTATTCATACTATGTGAAAGTCCATGCGACTCATCTATCGAATATTTGCCTGTAATATAAAAAACAAACTGAAATAATTTGGAAAGTAACATTATTATAACCTAATGTAAAGTAACTATAAAAACAGATAAAAATACAAATATAAATACAAAGTGTACTGATTATAAAATATATGAACTAGCATTTAATATATTTTATGAATATGTTTTAGAATTAAACTATAACACTTATTTACATATTAAAATCGTTTTCTGGATATGGAGCAGGACTTAATGGTTTGTTTGTGTAGCAACCACCCTTTGTCTTTCTAGATTTTCTAGTAGACCTTTTAACGAAACCAAACTTTCCTTTTTTGGTGAAGTAACCAGCCTTTTCTAGTCTCTTTTCCTTTTTAGCAGTAGAGTGTTTTGCTTTCGATACAATACGACCAGCTTTGTTTTTCATAAGATGAGACTTTGTTAAACCACCCGTGGTTTTATACGAAGTACCGTGCCATACTTGTGCTCTTGTTCCAATAAGAGATTCGTACTTTTTTCCTTGAACGACATATTTTCCGTTTTGAACTATGAACTTTCTAGTCATTATATATTATATTATAAATAGAGAAAATTAATATAAAATATAGGGTTTTGTAATATGTTTTTGTGTACTATTAATTTTAGAATAGTTAAAAACTATTTTTAAGAGAAATCTGTGACCCCCCTGGTTGTCCTTCTACACTTCCTAGAGCATTTATATACCTTGTTGGTGGTCCACATAATAGGTTTGCTTGTAAAGATAAAGTCTGATTTTGCGCCTGTGACTGGTTTATTATTTGTAATGAAGATAGTGACTGTGATAAATTATTTATATTTTGGTTAGTTCCATTTATTCCTAAAGAGTTAAGAGGAGCATTAATACAATATCTATAGTTTCCATTAATATTATTTACATAAGAATAGTTTCTAGCCGCATTACTTTTTAATATCTGTGCTTGTCTATAATTTTTCGATACATTTGAGTAGTTACTTTGAGAGTCTGTATTTAAATTGTATTTGTCAAACTGTCTACATAAACAAATAGACAATGGTTGTCCTATTGTATTATATGCAAATTTCATATTCATATTCATATGTATTGTTAATATATTGTTTATATAATATATATTACTAGTATAATACAAACCAATTAATACAAGTCATTATATTGAACATTCATAAATATTTTAATACAACATACTATCACATTCACAAGTGGAACCATTGTAAAAAAAAATGAAATATACTTATCACTTCCTTCTCCTAGAAAATGTTCCATTTGCGATGTTATAAACGATTTTTTTGACCCATCTTCATATAGATTCTCTTTGTATTCTTTATTTTCATTTGTGTTTGTGTTATTGTATTGACATTGTAATTTTTCTAAATAGTTTTCTATATCCGTAAAAACACATCCATTAAATATATACCAAAGCGTTATAATAAGACAGTAATACATTACTAAAAAAAGTAGGGTTGGAACATGACTTGTAATATACGGTGCAACCAAAGCCGAAATGGATATGAATATGTGAAATGATTTGAATATCAATAAGTTCAACTTGTTTGTAATTTTTTTTATATTTGTAAGATGGGAAGGGTTAGGGTTCATATCTTTTTCATTTATAGTTGGTTGTTCTTGTTGTTCTTTTGTTGTATTCTCTATTTCTTTTGTCACCTCTTCTTTTGTATCTATATTTTCTGTCATACTATATTATTTATAACATTTATATAAATTTTATGTATAATACACAATTTATATAAATAAAAGAAACATCTCTTATTTTTTGTGTTTGTGTGTGCGTTTTACATTATTTGAGTTCTTTTGTTTTGAGTTCTTGTGTTTCTTTGTTTTTGTAATCTTTTTTACTTTCATATTGTTACTATTGCTACTGTTGCTACTATGTTTTGTTTTACTTTCCTTCTTTCTTCTTATTTTGAGTGTTTTTGAAAATTTTTTATTTGTATTTGTCGTCTTATTTACTAGTGTGTAAGAACTAGAACCAGAACCTCCTTTATTTTTATTTTGTCGTCCTCTTCCACCCTTTCTTGTAAAGGAAGAAAGTTGTTTTCCTCCTTGTTGTACAAGTTCTTGGGGCATTACTTTTTTTCTATTCTTAAAGAGACTTATGATTCCTTGAAATGTTTCTAATCCATATACTTTTGTTTTAGCACATATTTTCACTTCCAAGTCTTGTTTCACCTTTGTTAACTTTTGTATTTTGGCAGA